CACGGGCACCATCTAAACTGGCTTGTCACTTGCGGGTTGTATACCCAAGAATCATAGAGAGTGATAACAATATCTGCCCCAACGTGGAGCGCGTGCGACCCAATAATGTCGTTGCCGTGCTGGGTGTATCCCAGCGGGAATACACGGGTTTTCTCGCCGTGCTCTTCCAGATTCAGCGGCGATCCGTTGAGACCGTAAGACGCGCCTAGCGTGACCTCGTGGCCTAGTTTCTGTAGTCGCCACCAAAATAGGTTCGTTTGTGCGCCATAGCCTGACCCAACCCAAGGCGCGTTCGACCACCAAAAGATTTTCACATCGGCCCCCTATTCTATTTTGCCCCACAATCGCGACTGGCAAGGACGGGGGCACATCCCTTTCAGCAAGCTATGCTTGCCTAGCCAGCCGCGTAGGCGATTAAGCGCCTACACCTACAACCCAGTGTACTTCGATGTCGAGATTGAGAGGGGCAACGGTGCCCGTCTCGTCATAGTAACAGTAGAGCCACTTGCCAGCGCCCAGTGTCCCATCGGACAGGGTGAACGCCTTCGGTGTGGTTGCCGTCCAGGTGACAGTCGTGCCACCGAGGACACTAGACACGGTGCCGATGTTGGCTGTACCAGCCGTGCCATAGTCCAACAGCGTCAGGGCGACGCCAGTACCGTTGCCGAGGGTAACGCCAGTGTCCGAGCAGGCCCAAGCCTCGAGAATCTCGATCTTGGTGTTCCGGTTCGGCACCTTCATTACAGGATAGTAGTTGTCTTTGGTCGGGTCGCTGATTGTCACGTGAGAAACTCGTACATCATCATAAGCGAATGCCATTGGTATATCCTCCTAGCTCGTCGCTTGCGAATCTGCTAGGATTTGCACGCCCAAGGTCGGGCGCCATACCCCGTCAGCAAACAGCATCGACATGTTCAATTCCCATGCACGCTTGCTAGCATCTCGCTCTGGTTCCATACGCGCGCCACGACGCAAGTCGAAAGCCAATGCCTGTGGGCTGAACATGGCAGAGTATGCCGCTGTTCCGCCGCTTGCGGGTACGTTCGTGCTAGTAAAAATATCGACGCCAGAGGCAGAGCCTACATAGTAGTCCTGCATGATCCGGTCCTGGAATTGAGGCGCATTGGTCACGGTCGCGCCAACAGCGGCGGACTCGGCCATATAGTGCCAGTGGTTAGGATGCAAAACGCAGTGCCATGGCTTGGGCGCGTTGAGCACGCGCATTCTGGACAGCGCAGCGAAGAAGTATCCCCACGTCATTTCTGACCCAAGGTTGCCCACGGTGCCGCCGGTCAAACTAGAAAAGTTAGCGAAGATTTGCTGATCAACGTAAGTAGCCATGCCCTGACCCATTTCCACAGAAGCGTCTTGCGCGGTATTCTGCGGGTCCGTCTCGATACGGCGGTCTGTGATAATAACCTGCGACATGGCCTCTGCGGGCGTCAGTGTCGAAACCAGGCTCTTGTCAAACCGTGTCGGCGCGGCAAAGTCTTCTGTCTCAGCCACGCTCACCGGCGTGATGCTCGGGTACGTCGAAAGTGTGCGCGTCTGGTCACCGCGTCCATCGGTGAACGTGCGGACCAGCCGCGTCGCCATGTTGCCCTCTTTGAGCGTGAACACGGCGTCCTCATAAATGTTGTTAAAGTAACTATTGAGATCAGTTACTCTGGAATCACCAGTTGTCATATTTTTGTCCTCGTTATTGGCTAGGCATCTTCAACCCACCGCCATTGGCGGTTAGATCAATCGCGCCTATGCCTGATAGCCTGGCTGCTTGCGCCTCGCGGGTCTCACCGCGCGAGTTGCCGCTGGCATTGCCAGCTCCAGGATTCGTTGGTGTAATTCGCGGTATAGCACTTTTGCGCAGTAGATACGGCTTGGCCTCTGCCAACGCTTGCAACAGATCCTCAATGCCCTTGACCTCTTCTCCGTCCAGCTCCAACCCCGAAAGGTCGAGCATTCGATAAGCGTCCGTTGGGTCTTGAAAGTCCAGTTGTGTCGCCTTGGAGACGACGGCGCTTCTGACAAGAGCCTGCTCGCGGTCCTTGGCAAGTCTCGCGTTCTCACCTTGGAGTTGAGTCTGCTCTTGTATCAGCTCTGCTAGCTTGGCGGCTGTCTTTTCTGTCTCGCTCTTGTTCGCGTCCTCGATCTCCGCCAGCTTGCCCGCTGCTTCTTTCAGCGCGTCATAGTCGCCGTACTTGCTCTTGATCGTCTCTTGAGACTTCCTGCTCGCACGGTCTAGCCTCTCTTTGACGATCTTGTCTACCTGCTCTTGCGTGAAATGCGCCTGCTCGTTTTTGTCCTGGTCGTTGCCAGTAAGCGTGGTGTCACTTTGTGCCTGTTCGTCTGTCATGTTATCCTCCGAGTTTTGCCCGCCTCGTGCGGTAATATGAAAAGGCCCACCCCAGATGAGCAGGCTTGCGCCGTGTCATCCGAAATGGGCCGAGACCACTAGGGTGTGGGCCGTATGCTGTTATTTAATCAGTTCAGGATACTGCTTCTCCAAGTGTCGCCAGACCATCAGCGCTGCCCGGCGTATGACCATGAGTAGGGCGATAATGTCAGAGCGGGTCATTGTGCGCCCCCTATCAATTCTCCCAGCGTCGTCTCAACAAACATCCGGCCCCAGACCTTGCTCTGTTTCGCCGTACTCAGCGCGCTAAACTTAAACTTGTTAGCTTGCCACGCTTCGTATTTGCCCGGCCCCATCATGCCTTTTTGCATCTTCTCGGGCTGCTCGTTGAACCACCGCTCGCCGTCGCCCTCTTTCAGGTCGTAACCCACCTGGCCTAGGCCGTACTCTGCCAAGCTCTTGACTTCAGGTATCATAACGCATCTGCCCGCAATATGATCAGACATTGTTTCCGTCAGCGGGAACAGCGTGCCATGCAGATTGACACAGCTCATGCACGTCCTTACATCCAGGTTCGCATGCCAACGCCAGCCGTCTAACAGGTGCGCGTTGCGCTGATAGTTGACTAACGACGCCGCCCTAAACGCTCGCAGATGTTCCGTTCGCGCTATCCTCAGCGCCCTTGTCAGCGGCACGCCCCAGACGTTCATCATCGCGCGCGCGGTATCTATCGGGTTCTTGCCACTGAGCAGATGCGTTATCAACTCGTCGGCTATCCCTTGCGCCGCGTCGTCGCCGAACGATGCTAGTGTCTCTGTCCACAATGGCGAATCCTCTAGCAGCGCGGCGGTCATCGCCTCTATCGCGTCGGTGGGCATCACCTGGAATGTGGCCAGTATCGAGCCGCGCTGTGGTTCCGGTATGCCGTCGAACGCGCCTTGTATCAGATCTCGGGCTTGGTCTGTCCCTAAGCGCATCACCCCAGGAGCGTCTGCTCTCACCTGATCCTCAATGACCGCGCCGTAGCGATCCATGAGGCGTCTGGTCTCTGAGATTAGCCGCTGGTATCTATCGCGCTTGTATATCGCCGCCGACGTGACGTTCTCCATTGTGGCGATCTCTGCAAGCAGCGCCGCCTGATGGGCCTCTAGCTGTGTGTAGGCCGCCTGGTACGACTGTAACAGCCTGGCCGTAGCCGCGTCGTCAAGGTTCGCGAGCTGCCGCTGATACGTGGCGATGATCTGCTGGATGGTAGCCACTACTATGCCTCTGTCTCTCCGCTTAGGCTAAAGTTCCGCAACAACGCCGCGCCTATGTTGCCCTCGCGCACCTCTTGCGCGGCGACGCGCTCCGCCTCTACCTCCGAGTCTAGCCCGCGCCGTGTCTGCACCGTCTCGCGACTAGCCAGCTTATAGTCCATCTCAAAGGCGTCGCGCTCTTTGCGCTCTTGCTCATTCTCTGGTAGCGGGTCGGACCAGTGAATCGTGCTATAGTTATCGTCGCCCATGCCGTTCATGTCTAGCAGGCGTCGGTTTAGCTCTACCAGCATGTCACCATACGTGCGTCGCTTGGCCTCTGTCTTCTCTAGCAGGTCGCCGTATAGCACCTGCAAGGCAAAGCCGGATAACGCGCCAATGTTCATGGAGGCCGGGTCAAGATTGGGCACGCGCCCCTGTTTCATGCAGAATACAATCAGCCTATCGAGAAACTGCAATGCCGACCCGAGGTCACTCTGCATCTCCAGGTTGCGGAGGCTCATACCAACGCCTGGCAGGAACAGCACTTCGTCCTCGTTGGCGGACAGGTCTTGATTCTTCATGCCAGATGCAACTGTCTTGGGATGCGCGTGAAAGCGTAGAATGCGCTGAATCTTGGACGCTACATAGTTGATCGCGTCCTGCTCGCTCTGCTCTTCCATGTCCGCCCAGCCGTAATACTGGCCAGCAGCGGGCATGTTCTGGCAATCTATCATCGGCGGCCAAGCGTAAGGCCACGTCACGTCCTCATTCTCCGAGTCCGCCTCCCACTTGTTGCCCGCGTTGACCTCATTGATAATCGACCATGTAACGCCGCTATCATCTAGCATAATCCGCTGACGCCGCGTCACGCCCTGCCCTTTGCGATTTATCGCCGTCCACTGGATGCGGTATTCGTAGACCGTTTCAATGTCTGCGCCGTCCCAAATGACGGTCACATATTCCGGCTCAATGTTTACCAGGCGTGGATATATGCCCTGGTATACCTCGGGCATGATCTTTACAAACACATGCCCATAGATGCCGCCGCTTGTTCCCGCCTTTAGCAGGAAAGTCATCTTTTGGTTGCGCTTCCACAGCGCGTCCAGATACTCTTCCTCTGGCGTTGTGTCGCCCTCTTGTAACTCAAATACGACGTCCTTGCCGAATAGAAACGCCGCGCCCTTGTCAATAATCAACCGGTTCAGGTTGATGATGACGTTATCATTCGCCTGGCCCATTTCAACCTTCAGCGGTTGCTTTTGTTCGCCCTGGTAGTATTCGCGCGCGCGCTTGTACGCCTTGAGGCGAGCGCCCTGCTCGGCCACCATGCGCTGGGCAAGCATCTCTGCCTCGAATGAACTAGGGGTATATATCATCTTGCCTCACTGGTATAGGCTCGGTGCGGTTTCGATCTCAAGCGGCCTCAATAGTCCGTGTAGCATCAGCGCCCTTGCCATGACTGTGTCGTCATGTACCCCCGCTGGCGCGCTATACGACGGCCTGTTGGTGTTCCCTGAATACTTGACCTCGTAGGATTCTAGTTCTGCCGTCCATATCGGGTCAGGCTGCCAGCGCATCTCTTCGCGCTCTAGCGCCAAGGCCAAAGATTCGATCATCGGCGGCTTGCTGGTTGCCGTCGTCTGAAACGGCATAATATGAACATCCCGCAAGTCCGCGTCTCTGCTCAGTTCATCGATGATAGGCTCTCCCATGCTGTTTGCCTCTGGCACCATCCCCTTGATCCCCCAGCGTTGAGCGATGGCCACGAGGCGCCCGCGCTGGACGTGATAGTCAATCTGATTGAACCTATCACGCGCTACCTCGCACTTGCACTGGCGGCACCCGACCGAGATGGCGGTATAGTCGCCCTTTTTGCCCCAGTCAACGCCTGCAACTAGATCATGGCCTCTGTGCTGGACCGGCGTCGTCTCTGGCGCGGTCATGCAAGCGTCAATGTTGCGGAATACAGCGCCCTCACCCTCAAGGAACTCTGCCATAATCTCTTGGCGATACGCCGCGTCGGTCATGTCCGCCGTGATCTCTGCCAGCGCCTCTTGACTCAGATACGGGTTATCATAGCTGGTAAAGTGCCATGCGGCCCAGCGGCCCGTATCATCAGCTTGTGCTTTGGCGTACATCGCATAGGCATGGTTGCGTCGCTGTGGCGTGAAAATGAATATGGCGTCGCCGTCATTGTCAAGGAGCATCGGCGCGCCCACTTGATCCCACGTGTCGGGGTTCATCAGCGAGTATTCGTCAAGAATGAGAAGGTCGGCATAGTCACCGCGCAAGCTGTCCGCATCCCAGGCTGTCTTTGTGCGTATGCGCCCGCCGTTGGGCATCTCTAGCACTCTATTCGTTTCGTTCTTGTAGCATATCTTGGCGTCAATGGGCTCTTGCATCGCTTCACAGCATACGTCCCAGAAT